AGTCAAAGAGATCGAGCAGTACCGAATCGTTACCGAGTTTGATAGACAGATTATGATTCCGACAACGATGCCAGACCAAGAGAAGTATATCAAGGTGAATGGCGAGTTGTATGCCAAAACGATGGATATTATCAGGCGGTACAACGCTGATCCTCGCAATCTGGCAAAGGGGAACATTTCGTTTTCGGTCTATTGCAATAACGCGCTAGTGACGCAGAACAGTAAAGCACCGATCAAATATCGCGATCCAGAGGCTTACGAGCAGATGTTAAGAGCGAAGGAAGCGGACGAGTATAACCGGAAGGTGGCGGGAATAGATGGGACAGAGCAAGTCGAAGATTTATGAGCCGATGTGGGATGATGGAAACGAAGATAAGGGGATTGCTACGCTTGAGCAAATCGAGGATGGTGAATTTGATCTCGTGCCGGATATTGACGATCTTCCAGAAGTAAGCAAGGCTCTCGAATTGGAACAAAAGGCTTACCTCGGACAGATGCAGAAAAAAATCAGAACGTATGTGGACGGAAAAAAGCTGACACAGGCTGTATGCGCTATCAAGAGCATGGAAAACATGATGTCGATTCTTTCCGACGATGGGATGATGGCTGTGGTACTCGCGAATACGACAACTCCAATGGACGTTAAGTTCTTGGCGGAAGCCTACGAAAAGGTCGCAAAGCAGTTACAGAACCTCACTCGCCTAGATACGGTTGACGGCGCAGGAACAGGCGCAAAGGTTGCTCTCGCAGTTCAGTTCGGAAACGGTTCTGGCGGTACAACGGTCGTTCAAGTCGGAATAGAAGATAGATAGCATATCGATTTCAATTAGGAGGGCGCATAGCCCTCTTTTCTTATGCAGTTGACAGCCAACAATATATAATATATTATTCTTGTTATGGAAGAAAAACGAAGCACAACTAAATACAGAGCGGTGCAGGAAGCAAGAAAGCGCGACTATGAGGATGGTCAGAATCCGAAAGTCTACAGCATAATCAAGGACTATTCCGAAAACGAAGAACCACCGAAAGGTGAACCGCAATGCAAGTGCGCTAAGTGCGGGACTGTATTCGACCAAGATTATTATGCGGATAGGAATACCTACTCCGCTTTTAAAACGTGCCACAGATGCCGCGTTATGCAGTCGAAGAAGAAGGAAACCAAAGCTAAAGGCGAGAACGACGAGATCAGCGTTGCCAAACTGCCGTTCGAGATGTATCCGTGGCAAGAGGAAGAATTTGAAGCGTTCAAGTCTCACAGGTTCCTCGTTTGGGCATTAGGAAACCGCGCTGGCAAGGACTTCACGGCGAACATGTTTGGCATCTGGTATTTCGTTCAGTGCTTGAATGAGAATCGACATATCGAGCAACCGACTATGGCTCCGTCTGTTCTATGGTGGATTGTTGCACCGAACGAACGTTTGGCAAAACAGAACTGGCGCGACTTGAAGAAGCAGTTCCCGAAGGATTGGATTGTTGCTTGCGATAATACCAATATGGTTATGGAAACGATCTGCGGCGGCGTAATCGAAGTCAGGTCGGCGTATGATCCTGAACAGTTGGTTGGTTCGGGCGTTGATCTCTGTACCGTGACAGAAGCGGCTCGTATCAAAGACCTTCTGGTTGCCGTCGCGAATATTGAAGCGCGTCTCAACTCTCCGCAACGTGGTCTTTCTGTTGACCGTAAAGGCGCGATGTACGGATGCGGCAAAATGATTATCAATAGCACTCCGCTCGGAAAGAACGGTTTCTATACCGTGTTCTGTTGGGGAAGCAAAGAGCATCCGAACTATTCTTCTGGTTGGCACAGCGTACAACTGCCGTGGACTTGCAACCTAGCAAACGAACAGCTCTCTAAAACGATTGTGCATACCAAGTACGGCGAGATGACCTATGAGGAAGATATTCGTCGCAGAATTGGAGATCGAACGTTCCGGCAGAACTACAAAGCTGACTTCCTTGCGGGTGACGGCTCTGTGTTCAAGGACTTCGAGGAAAAGTGCTGTGTCAACGTGTTTGCTCCCGAAATGAAGCTAGACACGGATGCGCTCCGCAAGGAATACGCTCTCGAATGGCAGAAGCCGAATCCTATGCACCACTATCGAATCGGATATGACCCTGCAACTGGTTCTTCGGAAGATAACCCGACGATTGTAATAAGAGACATGGCTACGAACAGAATCGTCAGGCAATTCAACATGTACGGCAAGAACTACGATGCACAATATTTGTTTATTGCTTCTTGGTCTGCGATGTATAATCACGCTCCGTGCGCTTGGCTAAGAACTGGTCACACGGCTATCGAAGGACAACTTGTACTGAAAGGCGTTCGTGAGATTCCGCTTGACGAGCAAGGGCAGAATAAAGCGAAGTACGTTCAGTCGCTAGAACTCGCCGTTCAGAACAGCGCAGTGCAAGTGCTATTAGACGGATCAGAGGACGCACAGACGTTGATGTACCAGATGAATGACTACACGGAAAAGAGCGGACAATACAGCAATCAAGAGATGGATCACGACGATTATGTTTCTGCGATGTATGCCGCGTATTTCGATTATTCGATTATCGAACAGAAAATGCCGTTCAGCAACAGGATCAGCGCCGTAAGAAAGTAATCCTGCACATAATATATTTTTTAGTTGACAAACACGCTGACAAAATTATATATTATATATGATGATGCGTCCAAGTATGCAGATTCGGAGGCACAAGAGTGGCGAAACCTATTAAGACAGTGGATAAAAGCGAAACTCGCGGCTTCCGTATAGGGGCGGCGATTAAAAGTGCTGTTCAGGCTGTGCAGAATGTTTTCGCTAAGGCGGCAGATAGACGCGAAGGTGTCAGATCGGGTCAGCGTTCCGTAATGTCGTATGGCGCAAAGAGTGTTACGAATAGCCGATTGAAAACTGTTGACCTATTGCAACAGCTTCACGATACGCAAGACAAGTTCAAGTGCGTGGAACTGATTGTAGAGAAAACGCCTGACGGTGCGCAAGCGTTAAACGTATATCTGCGGTTGGCGAATCAGGGCGTTCAAATCGATCTGTTCAATGCGAGAACTGGTGCGCCCGTCAAAAAGTACGATACCGAAGTCCGCGATTTCTGCGCGTCTATCGGATACAACAATTCGATGGGGCTTGATGGATTTATCGACCAGTTACATGCTTCCGCTCTGACGCGAACAGGTATGGCTTGCGAAGTCGTAGTTGCCGATGATGCGCAGAGCATTGAAGAAGTGGTTATGGTAGATCCGGCGTATTTACAGTTCGAGTATCTTGAAAGCGAACGCAGATACGCGATTTATCAGACGGACGTAATGAACAAGAGCGGAAAGGTTGATCTCTGCGAGGGGAATTTCTTCTTTGTTCCGTATCAGCCGAAAGTCGGAATGCCGAATGGTACGCTTGCGTTTGAGAGTGCGATTGTCACTGTTGAGCAGTATTACAAGCTGATTGATGATAGCTTAACGGTTCTGAACCGAATCGGTTATCCGAGATACAGTCACAAGATTGATCGTAAGGCGTTGCTCGAAAGCGCATTGCCCGAAGATACTGCAACCTCTGCTAAAGCGGAAGAATTTATGAACCGAATCTTTGACCAGATCGAATCGCAGATGCGGACGATTGGCAAAGATAGCGATATTATCTCTTATGACTGCGTGAGTACCGATGTGCTCGGAGGCGGTCAGAACGGAAGCGGAATTGATCTTCGCAGTTGGTTTGAGGCTCTTGAACCGTTAATTGCAAACTCTTTCCACTTGACGAGCGTTCTGTTGAACCGTTTGGATTCGGGGAGTTACTCGCTTGGCACTGTTGAGTTTAAGATCGTTACGGAAACGATTGACAGCATGCGCCGCGCCTCTAAGCGCATTATCGAGCAGATTGTGAATCTGTGGGCGCGTGTGAATGGATATAACGTGTACTGCTCTGTTTCGCACAATCCGATTGACTGGACTACCGAACTTGATAAGATGGAAGCACAGATCAAGAAGATGGAAGTCGCGCGGCGCAAAGAGGAATACCACTGGATTAGCCATGATAGAGCGGCGCAGGACGGCGCAGGAGTTGATAAGGCTGATTCGGCTGACGCAGGATTCTTTGAGTATTTGAAGAAAGCGGCGGTTGTTCCCAAGACGGACACAAAGACCAAAGATGGATCAAACGACACAAGCGATGATGACGAGGACGATGCGGATACGTCAAAGACTACCAAGTCGAAGAACGTAACTCCGTTCAGAACGTCAGCGTCCGAGAAGAAGAAGAACAAGATAACTAGCAGATTCAGAAAGTAGGTGCTTTCAATGGCAAGACCTTCTACGATAGCAAAGATTGTTGACCGAAAAATCAATGACTTTATCCAAGCGAAAGCCGATGGCAAGGGCGAAGGTGAAATCTGGATTTACGGCGATATCGTTGACGATAAGTGGTATGACAACGAAGTAACGGCTGGCGATATTCGGTCTGCGTTAAACGCAATGGGATCGATCAGCGTTCTTAATATCAGAATCAATTCTAACGGTGGCTCTACGGACGAGGGCAATGCCATCGTAAACGTGTTGAATCGGTTCAGAGCAAAAACCGGATGCCGAATTATTGCGTGGGTTGACGGAATTGCGGCAAGTATGGGAAGCGCGATTGCGATGGTTGCAGACTATATCTACGTTGCAGAAAACGCGCTTATGATGTTTCACAATCCGTGGACTATCGCAATGGGGAACGCGGATGATCTGCGGTACGTAGCGAACGTTCTTGATAAATCAAGCGAAACGCTACTGGCTTTGTACAGAAAGCACTTCAATGGAACGGAAGATGAATTGAAGCAGATTCTTTCTGACGAAACCTATATGAACGCAAGCGAGGCTCTTAGCTACGGATTCTGCGACGAGGTTGTGGATGCAATCAAAATCGCGGCTTCCGCAAAACAGATAAAGTTCGGCAATGTTGTTTTTGCAAGAGAACGATTCCCTGCCGATTTTATAAAGCAAACGAATGGTGATGACAAAGGGAAGGAGGACAAACGAGATATGAGCAGATTCAAGTACGATAGCGCGTTGATGGATCGGTTCGGGATTGACGAGGCGGCTTTTGCCGAGTTTGGCGTATCCTCCGAATCCGTCGTTGCTATTCTTAGTGCAGCGAAGATCGACAAACCGAAAGCGGAGGCAGAGGAAGCGGAAGAAGCTGACGATGCTGAAAAAGACGGCGATGGCGAGGAAGAAACCGAACCGAAGGGTGACGCTGAACCGAAAGGCGAAGAAGAACCCGCAAAGGAAACTGACGGCGAGGAATCCGGCGAGAACATTTCGATTACCGAAGATCGCGTAAAGACCGCTCTTGGCGAAGCGATGAACGCTGAAAAGATTCTAGCGCTTGCCGTTGCCGGAAAGAAGTACAATGATCTTTGCAAGGACGCGGCAGACGAAGCGATTAAGCAGGGCGTTCGCGCGATGGGTGCGGCGTTCGATGAAGAACTGTGGCGAAAGACTATTGATGCTGGCAAGTTCGATCTTGCTGACATTCAGAAATTCGCACAAATGTGGGGCGGAGAAGCTGCAACTGCGCTGAATGCAGGGAAGCGGATGTCTGTTCCTGCGGCTTCGGAAGAAACCAATGGAAAGCGCAAGCCGACCGTTGCTCCGAAAAACAGACTCTAATCAAAAATAAACTAAAGAACTAACGTTCTGGGAAAGGTAGGAAAAAACAATGTATTCTAGCTACACTGATGCGTATGACCTCGGATTCGATGGTCTTGTAGATAGTGGCACGTTCCTTGTGGACTCCACGACTGCGCTGACCCTCGCCGCAGGAGACTTCGTTACTCTGGTCGCGGCTAATACCTGCGGATTCGGTTCTGCGAACGCAACGATTCTTGGTCGAGTTGAAAAGATCGAGAAGTACAGCAACAACACCAGAGATGGCAAGGTTGCGACCGTTAAACGGCGTTGCTCGTTTGAGGATGTCGCCCTGTCTGCGACCACGACTTACAGACCGACCTCGTATGGCGATCTGATTGCGGTTGACGGAGCTGGCAAGATTCAGAAGCTCCAAGCACTCGCGGTTGACACGACAAACGGCATTACGCTGAAACGTGCGAACTGCTTCGCTATCGAAGTTGATACCACGAATGCGGTCGCGACGATCTGGCTTGACTAAGAATTTGACGAGAAAGGAAGGGATAAAACTATGAAATCTAATCAGGAAATCGACAAGAAGATTCTTGTAGGCAATAGCGTGATGGATTCCGTGTTCAAAGGTGAGATGACCGCAAGCGAAGCCATCGAGAACGAATATGCGGAACTCCTTGTCGCACGTAGAGCCGCTGACCCGACTCTCGCAAAGAAGTCTGCAATCCAGATTGCTCTGCTTGATGCTGGCGTAGGCAAATCGACCAAGATCGGAACCGTTCTGGATCAGACGATTACGACTGGCGCGGACACGAACGAGTGGCTGATTCCCGCGTGGATGGATGAAACTCTTCACGAGTCGATCTATGCGCAGGACATCCTCCAGTATATCACTGGTGCAGCTATCAACGTTGACAGCACCGTCCTTAAGGCGGCTACGCTCGATCTGTTGAGCACTACGAACAAGGATGCCACGAAGCGCAAGCGCGTGAGCGAGGGTGCCGATCTGCCGCTGGCGAAGATCACCACTGGCTCCAAGAGCATCGAACTGTTCAAGCACGGTCGCGCCGTTGAGATCACTTATGAGGCTATGCGCCGGATGCGTATGGACGAAATGATGAAGATTCTCGACGCGATTGCAATGGACATTTCGGGACAGGAACTTGGCGAAGCCGCAGACGTTCTCGTGAACGGCGATGGCAACTCCAATCCCGCCGCGACGATTGGATTCAGCACGACCACAGCGAACATTATCACCGCTGCCGAACTTGTCCGGCTGTGTGTGGACTTCTTCGTTGCAACGAACTTGCAGCCGACCACAATTCTGTGCGGAAGCGCAATGTTCCGTTCTCTGCTGACCCTGCGCTATGACCCGACGCTTGTCGAGGGCGCAATGAAGGGCTTCGGATTCAACGCTCCGCAGATTAACCCTGCCGCGCTGAACCTGATCCTTGCAGAGATTCCGACGATCAGCTCCAAGAATGTGGCTGTCGTGTTCAATAAGGACTATGCGCTGAACAAGTACGTCGAGAACGGATCGATGATCCGCGAGTACAACGCGAACATTCGCAACCAGACCAAGCTCGGAACCATTTCCGATGTCTCAGGTTTCGCGAAGTTCAACAACAACGCGGTGCGCTATCTGCCGTCCGTGTAAGCAAAGACCAACCAGAAGGGAGTGGAGAAATCCGCTCTCTTTTTTTGTGCATTGTTCTTGACATTCTTCTATATGTTGTGTATGCTTAATATATAATATATTATTTGCTTTTTCGTATGAAATGAAAGGAAAACTTTCAGCATGGA